GAATTAAAAGAAAACTATTCTCCTGACGAGGATGATGCAAACAAAATAGAATTGGACGATACACGTAAAGTTCGTCTAACTCTTAAGCACCTTTCCAAGTTAAGAAAGATTAGAGAGTACAGAAAATATCAGGAAAATATAAAATCTTCACAACTTAAAAAGCAGTATGGTGCTGCTGGCGGCGAAGGCGGAGAAATTCCTGATATTTGATATTAACTAGTATGTTATATCAACTGTAAGTGTACTAAATATCTCTACAACCAAAAAACGGCTGAAAAACAGCCGTTTTTTAATGTTTCCATATAAAACCTATATTTTATCTATAAATACTTTTGAAACAAGAGTGTTTCTACAATTTTGCCACATAATTCGTGGCTAAACTAAGATAAGGAGACTTATAATGTCAAGAAGTAAGTTAGAACAAGTGCTAGAACTTCTTATCAACGAGGAGCGTGAAGCAGCAGAAGAGCTACTACATGATTTTATCGTAGAGAACGCTCGTCAAATCCACGAAAAACTTCTAAACGAGAGTGACGAAGTTGTAGAAGAAGAACTTGAGGATCTGGACGAGTCAGAAGAAGAAGACCTAGACGAGTCAGAAGAGCTTGAAGAAGCTGAACTAGGCCTAGATGAAGAAGAAGATGAATCAGCAGAAGAATTAGAAGCGGATGCTGAAGAAATCGAATCTGAAGAAATCTATGACGAAGATGAAATGGATGATGAAGAAGCATTAGCCGACCTAGAAATGGGCGATGATGAAGCGGATGAAGACATGGAAACACGTGTAGACGATCTAGAATCAGCACTAGCAGAGCTAGAAGCAGAGTTCGAAAAAATAATGTCAGGTGAAGGCGATGATGAAATGGACATGGAAGATGAAGAAGACGACATGGAAGAATCATTAGAGCTAGAACTAGAAGAAGCAGATGAAGAAGATTTAGAAGAGTCAGAAGAAGACTTAGAAGAATCATCAGAAGAAGAGCTAAACGAATACGTTGACGCAGTATCAGCTTCAGCAGGTGACAATGGCGACGGTGGTTCATCACCAGTCAATGCGAACCCAGCACGTCCAGGTGACGATTCAAACGCAGCACCAGTAAAAACACACGATGGTAACACAGCGGGTGGCAAAGGTGAAGCACCAAAAGATATGAATACAAAAAATGTAAATGTATCAGGTAACAAAAAAGCGCCAGCTATGTCAGGTCAAACTGCAAAGCCAGGTGATAATGGTGTGAATACAAAAGCAATCACATCATAATTTATTCATTTGGAGAAACCAATGACAGTTCTTATTGAGAGATTATCACACAATCAAGCAAACGTGAAATCACGTATTGTGGAAAGTGAAGATGGTGAAAAGAACATGTTCATGGAAGGCATCTTCGTCCAAGGCGGAGTGAAGAATGCTAACCAACGTGTTTATCCGGTATCTGAAATATCTAAGGCAGTGGAAAGTGTTCAGAAGAAAATTTCTGACGGTTTCCCAGTCTTAGGAGAATGTGACCACCCACCAGAATTAACAGTAAATGTTGATCGTGTTTCTCATATTATTGAAAACATGTGGATGGATGGACCAAACGGCTATGGTAAACTGAAAATTGTTCCTACGCCAATGGGCAACATTATCAGAACACTAATCGAGTCAGGCGCTACTTTGGGTGTCTCATCTCGTGGTTCTGGTGAAGTTGATGGCCAGGGTAATGTGAGTAATTTTGAGATTGTCACAGTAGACATCGTAGCACAGCCAAGCGCACCGGATGCGTATCCAAAGGCAATCTACGAAGGACTAATGAACATGCGTGGCGGCTTCCAAACATGGCAGCTGGCACAAGATGTAAAACATGACAAGGCTGCACAGAAGTACTTGTCAGAGGAAATAGTGAAGTTCATTCGTGAACTAAAACTTTAACAGGAGAAGCAACAATGGCAAACGAAATCCTTGCTAATCTTCTAGAGTCTGGCGCACTAAGCGAAGAAGCTGGTGCGGCAATTAAAGAGGCTATGGAAGCAAAACTAAATGAAGCAAGAGAGGAGATTACAGCCGAGTTGCGTGAGGAGTTCGCACAAAAATTTGAACATGACAAAGGTGTCATCGTTGAAGCTATGGATAATATGCTAAATGAAGCAATCCGTACTGAAATCGAAGAGTTCAAAACAGACCGTGAAGCTCTAATCGCAGAACGTGTTGCGTATAAGAAAGCAATTTCGGAACACGCAAAACTCCTTGAAAAATTCATTACTTCTCAACTTGCAAACGAAGTTAAAGAACTACGTGATGATCGTGCTAAAGTAGCAGAGAATTTAGATAAAACTAAAGAATTCGTTACAAAACAACTAGCACGTGAACTAGCAGAGTTCCACAACGACAAGCGTGAATTAGTAGAAACTAAAGTACGCATGGTAGCAGAAGGCAAAGAACTTCTTAATAAAACAAAAGAATCATTTGTCAAGCGTTCAGCAGAGTTAGTAGAAACAACAATTTCTAACGCTCTACGTTCAGAAATCGCAACGCTAAAAGAGGACATTCAAGCGGCTAAAGAAAATGAATTTGGTCGTAAACTGTTCGAAGCATTTGCGGGCGAATTCATGTCTTCACAATTAAATGAAGGCACTGAAGTAGCAAAAATGAACAAAAAGCTAGACGAGTCTGCAGAGAAAGTTGCAGAACTAGAAGCAATGATCGCTGAAAAGGAAGCAGAAATTACTGAAGCATCTCGTAAGCAGCGTGTAATGGAAGACAGAATGAACCGCAAAGCGGTAATGGATGATCTTCTAGCACCATTAGCTAACGAGAAACGCAGAGTAATGTCTGATCTACTTGAATCAGTAAAAACTTCAAACCTAAAAACTGCATTTAAGAAATATCTGCCAGCAGTTTTAAACGAAAATGTTACTGCTAAGGCAGAAACAAAAACAACTTTAACAGAAGGCAAAGTGACTGAACATACAGGTGATCGTGAATCAACAACTGAAGCACAATCAACTGGTGGCGATGCCGATATTGTCGTGCTAAAGAAATTAGCAGGACTGTAACTTATTAAAACAGGAGACTGAAAAGATGGAAAATCTTTTTGAAGGAAACAACTGGGACACAACACGTGAAGCACTACTAGAAGGTCTAGAAGGCACAAAGCGTGATGTTATGTCATCAGTACTAGAAAACACAAAAGTAGCACTAAACGAAAATGCTACAGCAGGTGCAACACAAGCAGGTAACATTGCAACACTAAACAAAGTGATTCTACCAGTTATCCGTCGTGTTATGCCAACAGTTATCGCAAACGAAATCATCGGCGTTCAGCCAATGACTGGCCCAGTTGGTCAGATCCACACACTACGTGTTCGTTACGCAGACAACGCAGGTACAACAACTGCAGGTTCAGAAGCACTATCACCATTTGATATCGCAAAGAACTACTCAGGTGACGGCTCAGCTGCACCTCTATCAACAGCAGCAATGGAAGGCGCAGCGGGTAACCGTATGTCAATCCAAGTTCTAAAGCAAACTGTTGAAGCGAAAACACGTAAGCTATCAGCACGTTGGACTTTTGAAGCGGCACAAGACGCTAACGCAATGCACGGTCTAGACATCGAAGCAGAAATCATGGCAGCACTAGCTATGGAAATCACTGCAGAGATCGACCAAGAGATCCTAGGTTCATTAGAAAATCTAGCAACATCAGGTGCAACATTCGACATGACACAAACCTTTACAGGTACTCCAACATTCGTTGGTGACAAGCATGCCGTACTAGCGACACTAATCAACCAACAAGCAAACCTAGTAGCACAGCGTACACGCCGTGGCGCAGCTAACTGGGCTGTTGTTTCACCAGCAGCACTAACAGTTCTACAATCTGCGACTACATCAGCATTCGCACGTACAACTGAAGGTACATTCGAAGCACCAACAAACACAAAATTCGTTGGTACACTAAATGGCACAATGCGCATTTACGTAAACACATACGCAGCAGACGATGCTCCAGTTCTACTAGGCTACAAAGGCCAAGGCGAAATCGACGCAGCAGCATTCTACTGCCCATACGTACCGCTAATGTCATCAGGTGTTGTGATTGATCCAGGCACATTCGAACCAGTAGTATCATTCATGACTCGTTACGGTTACGTTGAGCTAACAAACACTGCGTCATCACTAGGTAACGCAGCGGATTATGTTTCAAAAATCACAATCCCAGCAAACTCACTATCTTTCCTATAATATTAGGATTAATAGTTATTATAAGAAACCCGGGATTTATCCCGGGTTTTTTTATTGCTTGTAATAAAGATAAATAGACATATAATAAATTCTAAATGTGAGATTAAACTATGGCAGAACAAATTAAATTTGGTGATAGACTATTTCTTAGCGGAGATAAGGTTGTCGCACAACAAGACGTTCTTATTAATAGAGACCTTGTTGTTGAAGGCAACTTGGATGTTAATGGTAGTATAACAACTATTGACACTACAAATACATATATTTCAGATCCTATTGTTGAAATGAACCATCAATTCGAAGGTAGTCCAACAGATGATGTTGGATTTGAAGTTAATCGTGGAGATGAATTAAATGTATTTTGGTTGTGGGATGAAAGTATTGATAGCTGGAGTTCAAGAGGAACAGACCTAAAAGTACATAATTTTCACGCCACTGGAAATACCCAAATTAATGGAACTTTAGATGTTGATGGGCAGAGTACATTAGCAAGCGCCAATATAGAAGACCTCACAAATGATAGAATTGTACTTGCTGGTGTTGATGGCGAATTAGAAGATGACGCTAATTTTACAATGGATGGGACAACATTCAATATTGGATTAGGAAATTTTACAGTAGATATAGCTACAGGTGACACTTCAATCTCTGGTAACGTTGCTATCGGTGGCGATTTAGATATTGATGGTCAACTTACAGCAGCTTCATTGAATGTAGAAGATTTAACAAACAATAGAGTTGTGATAGTAGGTGTTGATGGTGAATTAGAGGATGATGCTAACTTTGTTTATGATGGTACTGGGCTAAACATTGGTTCAAGTAATTTCCTTGTACAAGCATCAAGCGGCGATATCTATAGCCGAGGCACCATACACACTGATGGGCAAGCAACATTTGCGAGTGCAAACGTAGAAGACTTAACAGATAATAGAATTGTAATCTCAGGAACACTAGGTGAACTAGAAGATGATGCTAACTTTACATTTGACGGAACGACATTTAATATAGGCCAAGGAAACTTCACAGTAGATGTAGCAACTGGAAATACAAACTCATCAGGTCAAAGTACATTGGCAAGTTTAAATGTTGAAGATTTAACAGACGATAGAATTGTAATTGCTGGTGCACTTGGTGAATTAGAGGATGATGCTAATTTTACGTTTAATGGTTCAAAATTTAATATAGGCTTAGGAAACTTCACAGTAGGGGTAGCAACTGGTAACACACAAGTTATTGGTGCACTAGACGTAGATTCACAATCTACATTAGCAAGTGTAAATGTTGAAGACTTAACAGATAATAGAATTGTAATAGTAGGCACTAACGGTGAGTTAGAAGATGATCCTAACTTTACAATGGATGGTGCACTATTCAATATTGGTCAGGGTAATATGACTGTTGATGTTCTATCTGGTAGAATTACATCACTTGGTCAAAGTACATTAGCGAGTGTAAATGTAGAAGACTTAACAGATAATAGAGTACTAATCGCAGGAACAAATGGCGAAATAGAAGATGACGCTAATTTAACATTTGATGGTAATACGTTACATGTAGGTCCGTTGATACCTGCTATGTCAGTTAATATCGGAACCTATGTAACAACTGTATTCGGAGAATTAGATGTAGATGGTCAAGCAAACCTAGCGAGTGCAGCAGTAGAAGATTTAACAGATAACAGAGTTGTTGTATCAGGTGTAGGCGGTGAACTAGAAGATGATGCCAACTTTACATTTGATGGTACTGCGCTAGATATCGGGCAAGGTAATTTTACAATTGATGTGGCTACAGGAAATACTGATATCTCAGGTAATCTTAACGTTCAAGGTACTCTAACAACATTGAATACTGAAACCATATTATTAGCTGATAACATAGTAACATTGAATAGTAATTATGTAGGATCATCACCTAACGAAAACGCAGGTATAGAAGTTAACAGAGGTACAGAAAGTAAAGTAGATGTACGTTGGAATGAAACAACTGATATATGGGAATTTACAAACGATGGTACAATTTATAGACCTATACCTCATACAACTGATGACTTGTTAGAAGGGGCAACCAACCTTTACTACTTAGATAGTAGAGCTAGACTTGCTATGAGTGTCACAGATACAGGCGGAGATGGATCGTTGACATATGATAACACAACAGGTGTTATTACATATACTGGTCCATCAGCAATAGAAGTAAGAGCGCACATTTCACATGTGGATACAGGTGGTGATGGATCATTTACATATGATAGTAATACAGGTGTTATGACTTACACAGGCGCAAGCCACGCTGAAGCAATTGCACACTTTACTGATGGTAAAGGAATACAAATTACTGATGATGGTTCTGTTTCTACATTTGCGTTGGACTTTACAGAATTTAGTACAAGTGATGTAGTTGAAGATCCAGCTGCAACAACAACTTCTGGAACAATGTACTTTACAGAATCACGTTCACGTGAATCTATTTCGCATGTTGATGGCGGTGGTGATGGATCATTTACATATGACAATGTTACTGGTGTTATGACATACACAGGCCCGAGTGCTAATGAAACTAGGGCACACTTCTCAGCAACAACTGCGGCCGCGTCAACAACAACTTCATTAACATATGATAGTAATACTGGTACGTTTACCTATACACCATTAGATATAGCATCAGTAGAAACTACAACAAGTATATCTTTCAACAACGCAACAAATACTCTTTCATACATAGATGAAGACGGTGTTCAGACTGATATTGACTTGACTCTGTATTTGGATGATACTAATTTAGCAAGACTTACACAAGGTGTTTTAGATTCTAATACTGGTATTGCTACATTCACCCGTGATGATAATACTACGTTTACAGTAGATTTCAGTTCTTTATTGAATACAGATACATTTGTAGTTAGTGGTTCATTTGATACTACTACTGGAAATTTAACACTAACTAGAAATGATTCATCTACTGTTGTCACAAGTTTAGATGGAAGATATCTACAATCATTTACAGAAACAGATCCAATATTCTCAGCAAGTGATGCCGCAGGTATTACATCTACTGATATATCTAATTGGAATACAGCACATGGATGGGGAGATCATAGCAGTGTTGGATATCTAACAAGTTATACAGAAACAGATCCAATATTCTCAGCAAGTGATGCCGCAGGTATTACATCTACTGATATATCTAATTGGAATACAGCACATGGATGGGGAGATCATAGCACTGCTGGTTATCTAACGAGTTATACAGAAACAGATCCAATATTCTCAGCAAGTGA